TGCAGGCGGCGCAGTTCGTCGGCGGCGTTACGGTCGCGCAATCCGTGCTTTACACACAGCGTCCGGTCTAGGTCATTAGCCAACCGCAGGGCTTCGGGTTGCGTGCTCACGGCTTCACCTCCTTGATCGCGTCGATTGCTTCCTGCGCGTAGTAATCAGCCGCATCCGCCGCAATCGCCGCCGCCGACCTCGCCGCCGACCCCGATGCCGCATCCGCCGCCCACGCCACCGCCGCCGCCACAGTCACCACCGCATTCTTCACCGCCGCCCGTTTAGGCGCTGCATCGTAAGCCGCCCACACCGACGCCACCGTACGCTCCTTGAGCATCGTCGCCCACGCATCGGCATAACTTGCGTCCGGCTTGTGCGCCTCCAGCGCCGCCCACATTTCGTCCAGTTTCGCGCTCACGGCTTCACCTCCCGCGCCCGAAGCATGGCGTCGGCGTGGATGTACCGCGCCTCGTACCGCGAAATGTTCTGCGCCCCGTGCGGCGGGTTCTGAATCGCTGCAATGTCAGCGTCGGTCGCGTGGGTAGCGAACCAATCGCGTAGAGTCATGCCTTGCTCTTCGTTCGCGTTTTTGTCGTCGGGAAAATATTGAATCGTGCTCGGAAACGCCGGGCCGCCGTCGTTAATCTTGCTCATACTCGCTCCTCCAGTCGCTTGACTCTCTCGCGCAGTTCTTCCAACTCTTTGACGTACCGCCAACACCGCTCACGCAGTTGCCGGATCTCGGCGCGGTACTCCGTCGTGGTGTGTACCCGGCTGTCCCATTCAGCGTCCAACGGGTCGGGCTCGTAGTGCTCGGTCATACTGTCTCCCTCTCGGTGTGACTGGTACAGATAGCGGCGGCTAGCGCGGATGCGGCTTGGATAGCCGCCGCAACTGCCGACTCTAACGCGCTAGGGTCGGTCGGCGGCTCGCACGCCAGTATCAGATTGTCGAGCGCCTCCAACGCGCGCTCGGCGGCGGTGTGTAGGTTACTCACGCTCGCCCTCCTCAACTAGCCGTGTAACGAACCAGAGCGCCTTGCGGTAGTCCTCCAGCGCCTCGCCTTTATGCCCGGCTCTTGATAGGTACTTGAGCGATGACAGGCGCAAGTATCCCTCAAATTCCTCCGGCGTACTCTTGGCTTTCATGTAGTCGATGGTCTCGATCCCGCCAACCTTGTAGTGGTCGGGGTCGATGGCATCGCCTACTGCGGGTGCGGGCGTACTATGCCCCGCGCGGTACTCGCTCAAAAGGGCGCGCAGCTCATCCGGCGAGAGGATGTTAATGGGCGGCTTGTGCATACTGTTACCCTCACATTGTTAGAGATACTCACGGCCACCGCGCCGGCACGCCCAGTTAGGCGGCGGCACGCGGCGCCAGTCCTGGCGCGCGATGGCATGCCGCCACCGGCTACCCGTTAGCCAATGTAGCCAAGTAATCATACGGCATCTCCCGCGCAGTCCCACGCGTGATAGGTATCTATCGCGTCGTCGTCGTCGTCGTCGGCGTCCCACTCTGTATAGTAAGAATCGCCCTCGCAGTCTTCGCACCAGTCCTCCCATTCCTCGGGAGTGAAGTGCTTATGCAAGCACTCGTCGCTGCAGTAGTAAGCCCTACCACCGTCGAAACAGTAGCCCTCGTTCATGCCCTTGCCGCACTCCGAACAAATGCGAGCGTACTTCTTGTGAGCCATGGTTCAGCCCTCCTCCTTGATATCGCCGAACATGTCCCGAACATCCCGCACCAAGGCGCGGCGGTTCTTCCCATATTGCCAATCCGTGCAATCGAGATACCCCGGCATCGAATACCGCGCCGCATAGTACCGCCCCGGCATCGCGCCGAAGCTCTCCGGGTCAGCCGTGCCGGTGCTGCATTCATCACACCGCAGCGTCCCGTCCTGCATCGCATCGCGCCGGTCGTTATGGTCGAATGTTGCCCACTCGTGGCTATATAGCGTCGCGCCGCACCGGGCGCATTCGGCGGTGTATAACGCGCCTTTTTGGGTTACTTGTAGCTGCATGGTCACGGTTCAGCCCTCCGCCTTGATGTCGTCGAGCATATGCTCGGCAATCTCGTGCCAGTTGACATCCTTCAGGAAGGCACGGGCGTAGTCCACGGCGAGGCCTTCTAACGAGCCGTCCTGCGTAACAACGCTATCGGCGTATTCTTCCAACAGTTGGCCGAGGCCGTAAGCGTCATCGTCGGCGACTTCGGTCGGGTACAAGTCGCGGATGTCCAGACCGTCGAATATCTCTAGCGCAACGCGCCATGTGGCGTAATTAGTCCAGCCGTTGTACTTGGTGTCGGTCGTCATGGTGTAGTGTCCTTTAGGTTAGTTAAGAGCGGGCGGCCGTGGGCGCCGCCCTTAGGATCGGATGATTAGGCGGCTTCTTCGGCGACGGCGGCGGCCGTGTCCGCGCTGTACGGCAACGCGTCATCGTGCGCCATGCGGCACGCCATGCGCGCAACGTCGGCCGTCAAGTCGTTACGCATGGGCATAACGAGCGCGAGCACGCCGATGGTGTTGTCCGTCACTACAGTCGGAAATTCGCCGCGCATGTGGATACGGATGCCGTGTTGTCCGGCTTTCTTCTTCGGCACGTTTCGCGCGATGGAGAGCGCCTCGCACGCGTCGGCGAGGTACTGAGTGTTGAGCACGGCCGGCACGTGCTCACCTACGTCCTCAGCTTTAGGGACGACGCGGCGCCACTCAGGGAAACGGCCGTCCAATGTGCGGCCGGTAACGGAACCCGTCGGCGTGCCGATAGCCACGGCCGTTTCGTCAATCGTAACAGTAACGTCGACCGTGCCCAGCGACTTGCCGCGCGCGTATTCGCCGGTAAATTGCTTCAACGCGGCGTCAATCGTTTCGTTCGGGATGATGACTGCAGGGTATACAGACTTGACGCCGCGCGCGTTGGCGGCAAACAGGCGGTGTCCATCGGTGGCGACAACCTTACCGGCGGCGGTATCCAGATAGATGCCCTTCAAGTACGCGCGCACGTCATTTTCGGCGGCGTGGGTGCGGGCGGCGCGCAGGGTGGCAAGAGAAACGGTGAGTGTGTACATGGTGGATTGTCCTTTAGTGTGTTGGATTGTACGAGATTAGGTTACAGCAAGTCAGTCGTTAAGTGCAAGACAAATGATTGCATTCACTTGCGCGAACAGAGCTAGGCCAAGCGTGGCGGCTCCCATGTATGCGCCGAAGGTGAGGATCGCGGAGCAGCAGAACAAAAGGTTGGAGAATTTCATAGCGTGTACCTCAAAGCGTAAAGTCGGCGAGAGTGGACGCGAACATAACCCCCCACACTTTACCGCCGGCGGTGATGCTGTAAACGGGTTCGGCGCGGTGGCGCAGTCCGTTGTAGGCGTTCCGAATGTGGCGGATAGCGACGAACTGGCCGGCGGCCAAATCGTCCTCACCATTTTCAGTAAACACGTGCGACTTGACGCGCGCGGTGCGGAACAGTTCGTACTTTTTCGGGTTGGTTTCAAAATCTGCATGGTCGAACATGGCGTGTACCTCAGTTGCGTTGTCGATGGGTGCAGATTAGACGCGCGCGCGTAGGGTGTCAAGCATTTTCTTACAAATCGTGTGTGGGCAATGTGGGTAATGGTGTGGGTAGTCAAATCGAGCCAAATTGCCCACACGCAAGTGCCTATAAACATAGGGCGCGGATGGGATTGTGGGCAATGTGGGTAATGGTTTTCTATATTAATTAGAAAAATGTTATTACTGTATAGACGTACAGTATGCGTAGATGTAAGGGATAACTGTAGACGCTTACGCGATGCTGTGGGTAATGCCACAATTGCCCACATTGCCCACAACCTGCCCACGCCCCCCGATTTGTGGGCAATGTGGGCAATCTGTTTTAGGTTGCCCACATTGCCCACACGCGCCACCGCAATGCGCCGCATGGCCGTTGGCTACCGATTGAAAACGCATTGCCCACATTGCCCACAACGTTGACGGCTGACGGCTGACGGCTGACGGCTGACGGCTGACGGCTGACGGCTGACGGCTGACGGCTGACGGCTGACGGCTGACGGCTGACGGCTGACGACCGCGCGGCTCGCCGCGCCCAGGCTGAATGCGAACGAGAATCATTTGCAACTAGGGGGGTGGGCCGGCCCGCGCGGTGGTTGTACCTAGTGCTATGGGGTCGTAAAAATTTTTTATTTTTTTACCCGCTAGCCCGTAAACCAAAACCTTGTGCTATTCTCGCGGCGCGATGTCTGACGTGATGCGCACGTAGCGACCGGGAGGTAGCTGAAGGGTTTCCCCGCCCACCATCTAAGGCAATCTCCGCCCCGGCACACAGGCCACACGGTTGTTGTGGATCGCGGCCTCCCGGCAGGACAATCCTGCACATCGCTTGTTTTTTACTTACGCGGTCATTACAGTCACGGCATGACGTTCAAATCGCTCCCGTTTGAGCCACGCGAGATTAAGGCGACCGAGACGCGGCTTCAGGCCATCTATGACGCGGCGGCGCTCGGGCTGAAGGGTGATAGACTTGCCTTGGCGGCGGGGATGCTGCCTACGGAATACCGTCGCTTATGCCAAATGGACCCCCTGGCCGAGATGGCCGAAGCCAAAGGCCGCGCCGATGGGGAGGTTGAAGCCGCCGTTCAGCTGCGCGAGGCGGCTAGAAATGGCGATAGCAAGGCGGCTCTCGCTATCCTTCAGCACGTGCATGGCTGGGTGGCGAAGCAGCAGGTCCAAGTGGATGTCACGCAGCAGATCAGCGTCATCGCGGCGCTGCAAGAGGCGGAGTCTCGCGTCATCAATGGCCGAGTATTGTCGCCAGCACCGGCTGCACTGACCCAAGACGCATCGCCCAGGCTTGTAAATCTGGAGCAGCACTCCGAATATGCAAACGCCGATATATAGCGCCGACGACGAGCAGCAGATTATGTCCCGACTCTGGGCGCCGGCCATCAAGGACGACCCAGAGGCGTTCGTGCTGTTTGCGTTCCCGTGGAAGCAGAAGGGGACGCCGCTTGAGCACTTTGACGGCCCGAGGCGGTGGCAGCGCAAGGTGCTGCGGGACATCGCCGCGCACATCGCCAAGAACAAGACGGCGACCAGTTATGAGGTCTTGCGCATGGCCACCGCCTCGGGGCGCGGTATCGGTAAGTCGGCCTTGGTGAGCTGGCTCATCCTATGGATGCTAGCGACCCGCATAGGCTCGACGACCATCGTGTCGGCTAACAGCGAGGCGCAGCTACGCTCGGTTACTTGGGCCGAGGTGACTAAGTGGCTGGCGCTGCTCATCAACAGCCATTGGTTTGAGGTAAGCGCGACGCGCGTGATGCCGGCCAAGTGGCTCGCGGAGATCGTCGAGCGCGACCTTAAGAAAGGCACGCGGTACTGGTCGGTCGAAGGGCGACTCTGGTCGGAGGAGAACCCCGATGCGTACGCGGGCGTACACAACCACGACGGCGTGATGGTCATCTTCGATGAGGCCAGTGGTATCCCCGACAGTATCTGGTCGGTGACGGCGGGCTTCTTTACGGAGAACACGCCGCATCGCTTTTGGATGGCCTTTAGCAACCCGCGACGCAACGAGGGATATTTCTATGAGTGCTTCAACGCGAAAAGAGAGTTCTGGACAACGCAAAACATCGACGCGCGCCAAGTCGAAGACACCGACAAAGCGGTCTACGAGCAGATCATCGCCGAGTACGGCGCCGACAGCAGCCAAGCCAAGGTCGAAGTGTATGGAGAGTTCCCCTCCGACGGAGACGACCAGTTCATCAGTCCTCGCCTGGTGGACGAAGCTATGGCAAGAGTTCGTTTCAAGGATGAAAGCGCCCCTCGGGTGATTGGCGTTGACCCCGCGCGCGGGGGCGCTGACTCGACCGTCATCGTCGTAAGGCAGGGGCGCGACATTGTTGCAATCCGGCGCCACCGAGGCGAGGACACCATGACGACCGTCGGTCGCGTTATTGACGCTATTGAGGAGTTCAACCCCGCGCTCACCGTCATCGACGAGGGCGGTTTGGGCTACGGCGTACTTGACCGGCTAAAAGAGCAGAGGTATAAGGTACGTGGGGTGAACTTTGGCTGGAAGGCCAAGAACCCGGTGATGTGGGGCAACAAGCGGGCAGAGATGTGGGGCGACATGCGGGAGTGGCTACGCTCGGCGAGCATCCCGACAGATCGGCTCCTTAAGTCGGACCTGTGCGGCCCCCACGTCAAGCCTAACTCGTCAGGTACGCTGTTCTTGGAAGGGAAGAAGGAGATGAAAGCTCGCGGCCAAGCGTCACCCGACGCAGCGGACGCGCTCGCCGTCACCTTCGCCTACCCGCTCGCTAACCGCGAGGCGCGGGACAAGCCAAGACGCATCGCCGCCGAGCGTGGAGGCAGCATGACAAGCAGCTGGATGGGAGCCTAATGGCGCGCAAAACGGTCAGTCTGTCGGTCGGTCGGGGCGAGAAGCAGCCCGTGTCTAAGGGCGCGGGCTTGACGGCCAAGGGTCGGGCTAAGTATAACCGCGCTACGGGCAGCAACTTGAAGGCTCCGGCCCCGAGTCCGAAGACTAAGGCGGACGCAGGGCGTAAGAAGTCTTTTTGCGCGCGAATGAAGGGCGTTGTAGCCAAGGCCAAAGGGCCGGCTGAACGAGCAAAGGCGTCGCTTAGACGCTGGAAGTGCAACTAATGGCCGCTAAAACGGGTTTGTACGCTAATATCCACGCCAAGCGCGAACGGATCAAGGCAGGGTCGGGGGAGAAGATGCGCAAGCCTGGCAGCAAGGGCGCGCCCACCGCCAAGGCGTTCCGTCAGTCGGCTAAAACGGCTAAAAAGAGGTAATTTTATGGCTAGAATTCCGTACAACCCGATTGGCGTGAACCCGCGCGCGCTGGTTAAGGACATGGTGGTCGGTTCGCAGGCCCAGCAGCCGATGCAGCGCCCGGCGCAGCCGATGCGCATGCCGATGCGGCGCCCGGACGTTATCCGTACGACTGTTGACTTTCGTCCCACGCCGATGAGGAAGCGTTAATGCCCCTCGTCAAGTCTGGCAGCAAGTCTGCCTTCCGCACGAATGTCAAGGCCGAAATGAAGGCCGGCAAGCCGCAGAAGCAGGCCGTGGCGATTGCGTATTCCGTCAAGCGTAAGGCTCAAGGTAAGAAGCGCAAATAATGGCTAAAGACCCCACAGGGCTGCGCGGCGCGGCACGCGTCGCTAACACGCCCACCGACCGAGGCAAAGCCTCGCGCGATCCGGCGGACGTGCTGGCAACCGCCCGTTCCCGTTTCACGATGGCGCTGGCGGCGTACTCCGACAGTCGTGAGGACGAGCTGGACGACCTGCGCTTCATGGCAGGCTCGCCCGACAACCAGTGGCAGTGGCCGCAGGACGTGCTCGCGCAGCGCGGGTCGGTGCAGGGGCAGACGCTCAACGCGCGCCCGTGCCTTACAATCAACAAGCTGCCGCTGCACGTACGGCAGGTAACGAACGATCAGCGTCAGAACCGGCCGGCCGGCAAGGTCATCCCGGTTGATGACAAGGCGGACATTGAGGTCGCGGAGATTTTTGACGGAATTGTCCGTCACATTGAGTATATTTCCGATGCGGATGTCGCCTACGACACCGCGTGCGACAACCAGGTCACGTACGGCGAAGGGTATTTCCGCATTTTGACGGAATACTGCGACGAGAACACGTTTGACCAAGATCTTCGTATCGGTCGCATCCGAAATAGCTTCAGTGTGTTTATGGACCCGACCATCCAAGACCCTTGCGGGGCGGATGCGGAGTGGTGCTTCATTACCGAAGACATCCAGAAGTCGGATTTTGAGCGCATGTACCCCAATGCAGAGCCGATTTCAACGGTTATGCAGCGCGGTGTCGGCGACCAGGCGCTGTCGCAGTGGATCAACCAGAATACTGTCCGTATTGCTGAGTATTTCTACAAAGAGCACAGCCGAGAAACGCTGAACCTGTACGCCGGCAACCAAACGGCGTACGCGGGTTCGCCCGAGGCGCGTGAGCTTGAGATGCTGGGCCTCCAGCCCATCCGCAAGCGCGAAGTTGACGTTAAGCGCGTTAAGTGGCTGAAAACCAACGGCTACGAGATTCTGGAATCGTCCGAATGGCCGGGTAGGTGGATTCCTGTAATCCGCGTGATCGGCAACGAGTTTGAAGTAGACGGCCGTATGTACGTGTCGGGCCTTGTGCGTAACGCCAAGGACGCCCAGCGCATGTACAACTACTGGGTGTCCCAAGAAGCCGAGATGCTGGCTTTGGCCCCCAAGGCGCCGTTTATTGGCTATGGTGGCCAGTTTGAAGGCTACGAAACCCAATGGAAGACGGCCAACACGACCAACTGGCCGTACCTAGAAGTTAACCCCGACGTGACAGACGGGCAGGGAAACATCCTGCCGCTGCCACAACGCGCACCTCCGCCGCTCGCCCAGACGGGCTTGATTCAGGCGAAAATGGGCGCTGCCGACGACATCAAGGCCTCTACCGGCCAGTATGATGCAAGTCTCGGCATGCGCTCCAACGAGCGCACCGGTCGGGCCATCTTGGCGCGTGAACGGCAAGGCGACACAGGCACATACCACTTTGTAGACAACCTCGCTCGTGCTATCCGCTATGGGACGCGCCAACTCGTTGATTTGATTCCGAAGATTTACGACACCCAGCGCATCGCGCGCATCATCGGCTTGGACGGCGAGACATCGACCGCCCGTATAGACCCGATGCAGGCCGAACCGGTGCGTCGCATCGTGGACGAGACGGGCGTGGTGATTGAGAAAATCTACAACCCGTCGGTGGGCAAGTACGACGTGGCGGTCACGACCGGCCCGTCTTACGCGACCAAGCGGCAGGAAGCCATGGACGCCATGGGGCAGATTTTGCAGGCTAACCCGCAGCTTTGGTCGGTTGCCGGCGATCTGTTCGTCAAGAACATGGACTGGCCGGGCGCTCAGGAAATTAGCAAGCGGCTTCAGAAGATGATTGATCCGAAGCTGCTGGCGGACGAGGAAGACCCGGCGTTGCAGGCTGCCAACATGCAGATGCAAACGATGGCGCAAGAGATGGAAATGATGCACTCAATGCTGCAGCAGGTGCAGCAGTCCATGGACGCCCGCGAGGTGCAGGTCAAGGAGTTTGAGGCTCAAATCAAGGCGTACCAAGCTGAAACCGACCGTATCAAGAGCGTTGAAAGCGGCTTGAACGACCAACAGGTTCAAGACATTATCATGGGTACGCTGGCGGGCATGCTGTCTACGGGCGAGCTTGTGCCGCCGTCTGCCGAGCGCGTTACGCCCCAGATGGAACCGGCGGCTATGCCGCCAGAAGGTATGCAATGAAAGCCGCTGACTTTGTAGGCAATTTGTTTCTGGCGCGGGATGTCGCTCATTCGGTTCATCTGAATACGCGCAGCTACGCCAAGCATGTAGCCCTTCAGGCATTTTATGAGGGCATCGTAGGGCTGGCGGACGACTTTGCCGAAGCCTATCAAGGCCGGCACGCGCTGATTGGCGCCATCACGCTTCAATCGGCCAAGAAAAACGCCAATATCATCGAATTTCTGCAAGAATCGCTGGCCGAGATTGAGGCCAACCGCTATAAATTTTGTGACGAGAGCGATACGGCCATCCAGAACATCATTGATGAAATAGTTGCGCTGTATCTTTCTACGCTTTATAAACTGCGCTTCTTAGCGTGAGGGTAGAACATGGAACTTCTTAATCCGATGGCCGATGCCGTATACCCCGGTCGTACGGTAGCGTACACGGGCACCGCAGGCTCTACGGCGACTTGGCAGTCCGGCCCGCAGGGCGTAGTGGTATGGTGTACGTCAGCCGCGTACGTGGTCGTGGGGGAAGGCGTGACGGCAACGACTTCCAGCACTCCGATCCCGGCCAACACGCCAATTCCGTTTATTGTGCCGCAAGGCACTGGCGCGCCCTGGCGAGTGAGTGCCATTCGCGTAACGGCTGACGGCGACTTGTACGCCAAGCCCATCAACATCCGATGAGCTTCGGAGTTGGTTTGCGAAATGCGGTCGGGCTAGGGCTTGGCGGCATTGCTTCGTTTTTGACGGGCTACGCAAGCGACGTGATATTTGGCAATCTGGAAACCGAAACCGGCGAAAACTTGGTGCAAGAGAACGGCGGCTTGCTGCTGCTGGAGTGATGAATGGCAATCATTAAAATTTCTGAACTGCCTGCCGCTGTTGAGCCTATTTCTGGGGCCAGCGTGTTGCCTATCGTTGATGGAAACAACATCACGGTAAAAGCAACCATTGACCAGATTCGCCAATTTGTCAGCATTTTAGATTTTGGAGCCGATTCAACCGGCGTAACGGATTGCACAGCGGCGCTGCAAGCGGCTGTTGCTTCGGGCGCAAAGTCAATTTATTTTCCAAAAGGTAACTACATTGTTACCGATACCTACACTATTAGCCTCATTAACGATCTTGAGATTTATGGTGAGGGCGTTATTACTTACTCTGGTGACGCACTTGCCAACAACATCTGGACGTTTGTTTGTGGCGGCTACAATTTTATCCTTTCTGGCTTGACCTTTATTGGATCAAACTTGGCGGCTGGCGGCGTGTATGTAAGAAACACTACGCCAATGACAAGCAATCTGCCAAACGCAACAGTCAAAGGTTGCGTATTCAAAAACTTCAGAATGCTTGCCGTCACCGACCGCAATTTTGGCTTGTTGGTTGCGGGGTCTTTCAATACCGTTTACATAGCGGAAAACCGAATAGAAAACATTACCCGCGCCGCAGGTACTGGAATAGTCAGCATTTCCGGCACCACCGGAATTGGCGCGTCCGTTGTCAATCTTGGTGGGGGCGAACTTCGATGGATTTATCAATGTATCCATACCGGAAATTCAATCAGTAACATTTCTGGCGGCGATGCTGCGGGGTCTGCTGCGAACTTTGACTATGACGGAATCGTTTTTGCTTCTCCCAACCCGTCAAACTTTCCTAGCGCAGACGGATCACACAAAGTGTTTCCGCCATCGCTGTTTATTTCTAGCGGAAATACGTACACCAACTGCCGTGGTCGAGCCATCAAGGTTCAAGGCATTGCTAACATCAACGATGAAAAAATTATTCGTAATGATGGGTATTGCCTTTCTGGTGGTAGCGTAGAAATTGACTTGCAGTATGGCGTTGGAACTATCAACGACATCACGTTTATGTATTACGACTATTTAAGTGGCGGTGTTGCAACATCTCCGCTCAACGGTAGCGTTACCCTAACGTCGGTCTATCAAGGCGCTTATTACGACGAAAAATCAACAGGTGCAATAGTCGATGGATTGACGGTTTATAACGAAATTAAATCTGGCATTGCAAATGCCGACATAAATTTAATAATGTCCGCCACGCTTGGCTATAACGACACGATTGACCGGCCTTTGGTTTCATTGTCAAACGTAATAGTTAATCGTAATGGCGTACTTGGCATCGTTTCTAGCGATTTTCCCCCGTCAAACGTCGGCTTTTTGTCGCTTAACAACATTTCGGTCGCAAAAATTACTCAAGCTGCGATGCTTGTCGCAAATACCAACGCTGGCCGCATTCTTAATGCTACAAACATCATTAACCTTGACGGCGTAAAAACCCCGGCTAACGCCAAACCGTTTTTCCGTGCAGCAGGAACGTACGCCGACGCGGGGTGGGGTGGTATTGTTAACGGATTCAACATTCGCGGATTTGAACTTAATTACGTTGGCTCTACACAATCGACGCGTCAAACTCCAATGCTGGTGGACGGCGCGCTTACTGGTGCCGAAAATCATGGCGCGCTGTCGGTGCAATCTGTTGCAATCGCTGATGACGGAACGCACGCATTTGATCGTCGCGGCGTAACTGCAAACCGACTGTTAGTTGCTATTAGCGTTAATTATGACTCAGCTTCTCAAGCTATTTTGGCTTGCGGCGATGATGACGTTTATGTGATTGCTGCAAGAACGCCTAATGATTTTGAAGCGTCTACGACTGGATCAAATCCCGATATTGACGGAAAAATTAACGTTTGGTTTGTGGATAATAAACTTCGCATTAAAAATAGACTTGGCAGCAGTCGTACTTTTACGCTTTCATTTTTAGGTTGAGTACCCTAAGAGGTTATCATGGCTGACAAAAAGATTTCCCAACTTACCGCCGCCTCTACCCCGCTTGCGGGTACTGAGGTACTACCTATTGTTCAAAGCGGCAGCACCGTTAAGGTCGCATCTGATGACCTGACGGTCAAGAACGTGCGATCGAATGCGACGACCGGCATCCTGCAGGTCGCAGGCCCCGGCGCTGGCACGACCCGCGTTATGACTACCCCTGACGCTAACTTCACAGCGGCCCGCACCGACGCAGCGCAAAACTTCGCAGGCAACAACACGTTCGACACCAATGTACTTGCCATCGACGCAGCCAACAACCGGGTCGGTATCAACACCACCACCCCGGGCTTTCCCTTGGATGTCGCCGGCACCGCATCTGCACAGCGATCCCGCACTCTAGCTGGAGCTGCGGATGATTCGAGGGTGGAAATCGTCGCGCCGAATGACACCAAATCGCCGTTGGTTGCTTTTGCCGTTTCCGGCGTCCGCAATTCCGGCATCATCGGATTCCCGCCGGGTGATGATGCGTTTGTTTATCGGCGTCAGGCGAGCAGTTTCTCCGATGGCACCGAAGCCTTCCGCATCACGGTTGCCGGAAATGTCGTCGCAGGCGCATCTGCCGCCCTTGCTACGACCGCGACCAACGGCTTCTTGTATGTCCCGACCTGCGCGGGTACGCCTACGGGTACGCCGACCGCTATCACGGGCATGGCACCCATCGTCGTCGACACCACAAACAACAAACTTTACTTCTACAGCACCGGCGTATGGCGCGATGCTGGGCCGTAATAAGTATTGACTCTTTTACGCAACAGCGTACGATTTATCCGTACTGGTGCGGTTCACCAGGGATTCTGAAGGAATCAAAATGTCTGAAAACGAAGTTGTAGCGGAACAAGTACCCGCGCCGGAACCGGAAGCTACGGCAGCACCGGAACCCGAAGTTGTTGCTCAAGAGGCAACCCCGCCGGAGGAAAAGCCTGCCAAGACGTTCTCCCAAGAGGAGCTCGACGCGCTGGTAGGTAAACGACTTGCACGGGAACGTCGCAAGTGGG